CAAAGAAATAAGTATTTAAAAACAATGACTTCAAGTTATTGATATTAATAGCTTTTCCAAGACTCAATAAAATCATTTACCACGTGTTCGTATTTCCATCCTAACCACACTCCAACTATTAATCCTAGTATAAACATAAACCAGATCATTTCTTTTTTCCTTTCTTTTGTTTGTTTATTTTGTATGATATTTCACCATCTTCATTTTTATATAAAGTATATGATTTTTTACCATCAAAATAGTATCCATCAATTTCTTTGCTTCTTTTTTTCTTATCTACGTTTTTAAATAAGTCTTTATTTGTCATTATATCTTTCTTCCCATTGTTTTAAAATCTGTACTATCTATAACTTGATATGCCCCTTTATTGTAAGCGATGCCTATCGTTTTACCAGCAGGTAACTTTGTTGCATAAGTTCTTTTAAATGTATCACCAACAACTCTATCACTTGTAGGTATAGATTCTTTTGTTTTGTAATCTGGTATATCAAAGCCTTTATGATTACTGATTACTCTACCTTTTTTATTTAACTTTAAACCTAATGACTTTAACCATTTACGGTATTGTGTCATGGCTAGTTCTAATCTTTGTTTATTCGTTAACATTTGTTTCTGCTTCTTTTTTAACCCATTCCATTTGATTTTTAACATCAGGTGGTAAATTATCAATATGTCTACCAAAAGCTTTTGTATTAATACCTTTTACTGTAAACTCTATTGAATTTGTATTAGAATTAACATCTAATAATGATCCTTTTCTAATTTTTATAGTTCTATCGCACATGTTTGTTCTCCTTATTTAACTTCTCAATAACTATTATACAATTTAAAGTTTCTTTTTTATTAAATCGTGATAATGCTTTCTTTTCGGCCTCTGCATAATTTTTAGCTTTAACAGTAAATTCTGTAGTGCCATTATCATCTACTATTTTTGATTCAAATGTAATTCTAAACCAATGTTGTTTCATTATTTACCAAATTTACTTTCAGTTTCTAATTGTAATTGTATATCAATATCCGATTCTGCTTTATCCACATCTTCTTGTAATGTATCTCTGAATCTAATAGCTGTATCTCTTGCTGATTCTAAATCACCATGGTCAATACTAGCAATTATTTGATTGATTATATCTATTTGTATTAATTCAATGTTTGTCATTATATAGTCTCCTTGTTGTTAATATTATACTACACTGCTTCTGCATATTTGTCAAGCATAACTTCATCTTGATCGTTTTCATCATTGATAATTATACCAAGATGTTCTTCGGTTTGATCATCAAAACCAGTATCATACCAATCTAATTCTAATTGATCTGAATCTTGTTTAATCATGTCTCTTACATTATCACTATTAATACCACCAAAATCTAAAGCAATATCTCTAGCTTCGTCAGCACTTTTAGCTTTAACATAATAAGCAACTTGTACAACATAATCTTGTACAACTCTGTAAACACTTTTACCTAAATCATTTTTATTATAGTATATCATAATTAACCTCTACTTTCCATTATCCACTCATAGGCAATATCATCATAATCCATATTTGTAATTAATTCTATGTTTTGAATTTTACTTAACATATCTGCTGCCTCAGCTTGAGATATTTCATTATTAAGTAATAACTCTTTAATAGCGTCTGCTTTTGTTTCTGCAACTTCTACTGCGTAATCTTTAGTTTTCATATTATAGTCCTTTGTTTCAATTTATACGTATATAATAACATACTAAAATACACAATACAAGCGTTATTTTACGTTTTTTAAAAGAAATAGGTGTTTATAATCAATGACTTATTATTATAATTGTTCACGTTTTGTTCTAATGAAGGTAATGAACGAATTATCTCCAATGTTTTTTAACCCATTCTTGTTTTGATTCGTGTGGGTCTGGTTTGCCATGAAAGACGGCAATCTTTGCGTTCTTATCTTCCTCATAAGTTTGTTCTGAAATATCAAATCTAGGTTTTTCTCTACTATACCATTTGTATGAAAATGACCATTCGTCTGGATATATTTTTAATATATCTTTATCATGTATTATATCTGTAATAACTTGTTGATCGTTATGAAAATTATTATAATGATCTTGCCATTCTATATATTTTTTCCATATAATAGAGGCCGTATCATTATTCCATTTCATTATACTTGAATTGTATTCTTTAAATTTTGGTTCAAAATCACTAATTATACAAAAAGATTTGTCGTCTCCATAAGTAGCAAAACAATCAATGTTTTTAGTAATAACTATATCTATATCAAAGTATAGGTTTACACCTTGAAGTTCAATATCAGTATTAAATAGTTGTAGTTTATTCCACCAACCCTTATAACCTTTTAATGGTAAGTCTTTATAAATGATATCTCCATAAACATGATCAAACATATTAGTATGATCCGTAAAACAATAAAACTTATGAGGTACAGTCAAGTGCTTTTTTACCATATTATATAAGTTTTGAACGTAATCACTAGTGTATTTGTTACCGTAGAATACACAACAAACATTTATCATAATTTACTATGGCCAGCCTTTGCAATATAATAAGCATCTATTATATCTGTTACTGGATTGTTTAATGTAGGTATATCAAATATTTTCATCATGTTTGTATCAGTATCGGTAGTAAACTGTTCATACATCTTTTGTTTATCTGCGTTACCTTTGCCTGTAGCAAATTTCTTAATAACACTTGGTACTAATATCTTATAATCATATTGTTTCAATCTATATTTTAATATACCACCGTTCTCTGCTATTTGAAATACTGCTTGACCTTTACTTCCAAATGAATAACCTTCTATAAAAATTTGTGGATTCTCTAATTTGTTTATGATAGATAATGCCCAAGTGGATAGATTGGCAAATCGTTCTATAGGATTAGTGTACTCTGTATGTTCGGTACCTAGTATGTTCTTCATCATATTACCAATATGTTTTTTCTTACTGGTTAAATAGTAAAAATAACAATCTTCAAACTTAAAACTACCATCACTAACACATATGGCGGGAGAATTTAAACTAAAATCAATCCCAACTATCGTTATCTTTTTCACTTACGTCCTCATCTATTTCGTGGCTACAAAACGGACATGTTATTGGATTCATTTCGTACTTATCATTATCCCACGCTACTATATATTTAGTTTCACAATGAGGACAATTTTTTGTAAGCTTAGTGATCATTAAAGTTTACCTTCTTCTCTCATTTTTTTTCTTATTTCGGTAGCAGATATTTTTTGTATATTTTCTGATAAAATTATTTCTTCTATTTTATATCCTACACCTCTACCATAACATATATTTGTTATATTAGGAACTAATGTTATTTTAATTCTATTTTTATAAGTAATTAAAGCTTGTTCTATATTACTTTTGACAGTTTCAAAATCAAAAGGATTATCACCAACACCTTGTACATCTCTAACTTGTATATTAACTTGTCCTGTTTTTTTAATTATTTCTTCAAATAATGTTTGGTGTCCTTCATGCCATGGTTGCCATCTGCCTAACATTTGTGCTGTTGGTTTACGATTATCCCATGTGTAAGGAATTATTTCATCAGCTATTCTTATAGACCATAATTCAGCATTTTGAGTAGGAACTCTAAAATCATATTCATTAGGTTTTTCAAATACTTTATTAGTATCTTCAAAACGACCTTCTTTTATTGTATCCACCCATACTGTATAATCGGCATCAAAATCTTTTCTAGTTTTTTCTGTTGGACATACAAAATCAGCTACAACATTTTTATTTTGATTAAGTGCTGATTGAGCCAAATCTTTCATACGTTTAGCTTGTCTTTGTCTTCCTTCAATTGAAAAATCCCAATCGTTAGCTTCTTCTCTAACTCTATCTGCATTTAGCCAAACAGCGTCAATTTTTGATACTAATTTGTCCGCTAGATAACTTTTTCCTGAACCAGGTAATCCCATTATTAATATTTTTTTAACCATATTTCCTTTTTTATAATTTAAACTTTTTAAATTGATCCTTTGTTACATCTTGTTTAATACCGCCAATAACATAACTTTCTATTTCTGTTTCTTGTGGTGCATTTTGCATTGATTTACTATTTAACCAGTGATCAACCCACGGTAATGGATTTATCTTAGTATCATATCTAGGTTCTAAACCAATTGCTTTCATTCTACGATTTGCTGTGTATTCTACAAATTGATGTAATAATTTTTCAGATAAACCTATCATAGAACCTTGTGAGAACAAATAAGTTGCCCATTGTTTTTCTGACTTAACAGCGTCATCATACATTTTATAAACTTCTGCATCTGTATCTTTTATAATCTTTAACATTACTTTATCATTTTCAACTTCTTTATAATTATTAATAATTCTTTGTGATACTGCTAGATGTTGACTTTCATCTCTTGCAATCAATGAGATTATCTTTGCTGAACCTTCTAATAGTTTTAATTCACCAAAAGCAAAACTACAAGCAAACGATACATAAAATCTTAATCCTTCTAATATGTTTACTGTGATCAATGCCTTCCACAATCTTTTCTTTAATTCATACATGTCAACTTTATCTGGTGTCAATTGATACTTGTAACCCATTTCTATTAAGTCATCATAACACTTGGTTACTGATTCTGCACGTTCTTCAATTTTCTTATCTTCGATAATCGTATCAAAAATTTCACCTGGATTTGCATATAAATTTTTTACAATGTAAGTATATGAACGACTATGTATTGTCTCCATAAAATCCCATGTTACAATACAACCTTCTAATTCTGGTAAAGAACAAAACGGTAAAAATGCCAAACAAGGTCCGCGTCCTTGTACGCTATCTAACATTGTTTGATATTTTAAATTAGATGTAAAAATATTTTTCTGTTCTGGTCTTAGTTCTTGGTAATCATTACGATCTTTTTGTAATGATATTTCCTCAGGTCTCCAAAAGAAACCTAACTGTTGTTGTGTTAACTTATCAAAAATAGGATACTTAAATGTATCATACCTTTGAACGGCCAAATCGTCACCAAAAAACATTTGTGCTTTGGTAAAATCTAAACCTTTTGCTTTATTAAATACTGATCTACTCATTTTTCTCCATTATATTTTACAAGATTCGCAATCATCATCATCAATTGAAGGTACCGTTTCTGGAACGTTATCCTTAAATCCTATTGGATGTGCCGGTTCATCTTCATCTTTCTTACCATCATAAGTATTTTGATAATAGGAAGTCTTCCAACCATACTTATACGTGGTTAATAGGTCATTTATCATTACTGATAAAGGTACCTGTCCTGTGTCGTAATTTTCAGGATTATATGACCAGTTGCCGCTAATTGCCTGATCAAAATACTTCTGCATCACTGCTACTACATTTATATATCCTTCATTTGATTTCATATCCCAAAGTAAGGTATAAAAATTCTTTAATTGATTATAATTAGGTACTACTTGTTTTAATGGACCTTTCTTAGACTTTTTAACTGACAAGTAATCTCTAGGTGGTTCTATACCATTTGTTTCATTAGATACAACACTTGAAGATTCTGATGGCATTTGAGCTGAGAGTGTGCTATGTCGAAGGCCATGCTCAACAATATCCTTCC